TGCTTCCTATTGATGAAATATATCCTAAAACTTCTGAGTTATCAGGATTGTTTGCTCTGGAGGCAGTATATCCAGGAACAGCACCATTTAGGAATGTTCTGATAGGAGTACCGAATGTATATCCAGGCGTTCCTGATGTAATGCCAGAAATCTGAATAATGTTGTTTGGAATATTCACATTTCCATTGAATGAAACTGTTCCGTTGAATGTCAAATTGCTTTGAATTATACCAGAAGTTCCACCTATACTCACACTAACCATGCCATTACTGTTGGTTGATGCTAATACACCATCTCCACTAGTAACACCATATGCCTTAAGCAAATTGAGTTTTGCTATGATTTCAGAGTTTTCTTTCTGGAACCAATCATAAAATGTGGCTGTCGAGCCTAAAGTGTTTATGACATATGTGTTATTAGTTACTGACATTTTTTACCCTTGTATCTGTATTCCGTTGATCCAATAAAATTCGTTGTTGATTTTTTCTATCATTGGAAGAACAGACCCACTTTGAAACTGTATTGAGGAAATATCTCTCTTTACCCTAAATGATCCTGGACTATTTGTGTTTGGGAATCCAGATGAATTATCAAATAATCGTTCGTCTCCCGTCGATTCGTTCTCAGAAGCAAAAACATCATTCGTGCTTATTGTAAAATTCAAAAATCCAGAAGGAGCATTCAAAGTGGATATAGTAAATTCTTGGGTCAAATATATCCAATATTTAATTCCACTTTCGTCAGTTATATAGTACCAGCCAATCTGACACAAAATATCGGAACCTGTTATAACAACCATATTTGGATTCAGAGGAACCACACCGTCCCATAGATATCCATCAACATTTTCAAGATTTTCAGATCCTTGCTTTATACAATAAATTGTCCAATTTGATGCCAGAAGAGAATTTAGAGTAGTTATTTTAAAGAAATTATCCTGAATTTCATTAAGTTCAGCAGCCTGAAGCGGCAAACCTGGAGTAAATCCAATATGAACATAGTTTTCGTCAGTAGACTCAAACTGAGTAAATCTAGACAGATAAGGTGATCTGCCTAGCGTAGTTTCGTCTGATGGATTTCCGAAAATTTGTGTTGCCATTTAAATGCCTTTTATCATATTTATTCTCAATACTTTAGATAATTCTCCAGAGGAACTACTTAGTTTTAAGTTTTTATTCGTTTTAACAGACTGTAATATCTTTCCACTATACTGTTTCATGGTCGGAACATTTAATATATTGTTCACAGTGAATGTATTATTATTAGAATCCGTTAATTTAGCGGTCTTGGAAATATTTCCATACTCGTAGTTATTCACTGTTATTAGTGTTTGAATAGCAGAGGGAGTGAAAACCTTGCTTGATAAGAAGGTGTTCAAGATTCTAGGTTCTGCTATGGTTTTTGCGCTGGAATCTTTAACAACTGCTCTGCCTAATTTTGGAATAGCGGTTCTAACTGGTGGACCTAGTTCGTCTCCTTCACGGGTGACAACCAATGTTGTGTAGCCGTTTTTTATCTTTGTGTTGAATCGGGACAATTCTGATCCAGAAACAATGAAATCACCAGTTCCTGTTTCTTCCAGTGGATTTGAGACTAAACCATACAGATTAATTGTATCTGAAGGAAGCAAACTGTTTGAATCCAGTTCGGTGATATCAATTCTTGTATCTACTTGAATGTTCTTACAATTCAACACATCATATGGATCTACATTTAATCCATCAATTATATCGTAATTTACTATGACTGCCGAAATTAATAGATCCTTAATTCCTATGGTTTCAAATATAGATTCTGAAATATCCAGTTGAACATCTCTATAACCATAACCGTTTTGTATTACTTCGATGCCATGTATTACATTTTTACCCAACAAGTTTTTATATGTCTTGAATCTAATTCTACCGTCAAATCCAGAATAAGACGATACAGATATTTCTGGATTTTCTGTTGTCACATATAAATCGTCTGGGTTAAAAGCAGACAAATCTATTGAAGTAGAGACGATAGCACCATCAGCCAATCCATTTGAAGCGATATCATATAATGCGTAAAAAGCAGAAGATGCTGGTAGTTTATTTTCGCCTATCAATCTTCCAATAAGTTGAAGTTTACTTTCTACTTGAATGGTCGATGGAACCGCCGAAGTCTTATAATACACAGCCTGATAATCTTGATTGTCCTTGAATAATGAATAGCAATATTGGCAAGTAGTAACAAAAGTGTTTACTAGTTGACCTTTTTTGTAATAATCAAAAGTATTAGAAGTGCTAGGCAATCTTATGTTATCTTTTGCGTATATACCACATCTTGCGCTATTTTTCAAGAATGGATCATCACAAAAACTAGAAGCGTTTTGATATTCTGTTGCTTCTGTGTATATTTCATAGTCTTCAAAGGAAATAACTGGAATCCAATTGGTCTTCACAAATCTTAAATATTCGGATGTAATTCTATAGATAGGCATCCAAGCATATCCGTCAGGATATTTTTGAACTCCATAAGCATGATTAGGAATATAAGTGGAAGCAAATTGACCACTTAAATCATCACGGTTGATATCGTTGTTTTGCAAACAAAGATACACATTTCCGTTTTGACGATTCCACGCATAATATGCTCCAGTGTTTTCTATACCAGATTTCCACGGAATATAGACATTACCATAAGTCCAAGTAACATTTGGAATAACACCAACCACATCACCACGGCTTATTTTCTTGCTAAAGACCATATCCTGCCATAACTTCAAGGAAGCATTGTCGGTAGACTTATTTACTTCTTCGTCGGTATAACCAACAAAAGCATGTAATTGCTCAGTTCTTCCTATATTATAGAGGTAATTTTTAATATCTTTTGATTTTTTTGCCATCAGTTACATCCCGTACATGTTAGGTTATCATTTGGACTAGTCAATCCGTCAGAATAACACAAAAACAAGAATTCTTGAATATTTATGTTGCCAAATATGTTTTCGATTATTGTTTGATTCCAGTTAGGGAACCGATGTGTCGGCCCAGTAAATCCCGAAAAAGATGTTCCACAACATCCTACACAGGCAGTCAATCCATAAAAAGACAGGCCATTTACAGAACCCAGTGCTTGATATGATATCCCAAGTTGGTATGGAGCATAATTCTTGAGCATGGGGAACTCACACGCAGTACCATCATCAGACTCTGGTTGCTCTGGAACAAAATCAGATAACTGCTTTCCGAATATCAACTGTGTTCCTGCTGGATGATTTGCCTTACGATAAACACCTTCTAGGTCATTTGTATCGTCGTAGTTATCCCCAAAAAACACAAGATATGAATAATCGTGATACCATGTGTTATTTGGAAGTCTAGAGAAGTTCAGATAACTTCCAGACAAATCTCCTTTTGCGAGATAAGAACCAGTGTCTCCTACATTTATTCTAAACGAAAAGTTTTCGTTGTAAAACTTACCACCATTTAATCTCAAGACATATTCTTTAGGTATTTCGACTTCAATGTCAGACTCATCAATCACGAAAAGAGTAGTCAATATCTTTCGAATACCATCTTCGGTTCCCTTTTTGTGGTAGAAATTAGATCTTATATTTTGTAGGAAATTTTCTAGTTCAACTCTTCCTACTTGTAAACTCTCAGACTCAAAAATTCCAATAAAAGAATCTCCATACATTGAGTATAGATTTTTGATCAATGAATCTTTTGTCTTTTTTACATCAATCAAATCTAGTAAGTTACTAGACAGATTGTATTGTGCGCCACTTGATGTATCACAATATAGCCAATCATAATATTTTTGAACAAAATCATATATTGTTAAGCCAGATTGATTTTGTCCTACTCTTTGCTCTTTCTCAAAGACTACCCATTTAGGTATCATTCGTGAAATATCATAAAGAGTCCCACATGTTTGTTCCGTAGATGGTAAAATTATGTTGTTGTTTCCAGATACAGCATTTATCAACTCATTTATGAGGTGATTGTTATTTTTTATGCTATCCTGAAAAAATGCTGGATTCATAATTCAAGTACCGTATCTGGAACAACTGAAAATCTAGTATTTTGACTAGAAACAAAATCTGAATTTTTTAGGTTAACATTCACCAAAAATGGACTAGAAGTGATATTATTGAGTTTGATATATCCCTGTGATATGTTTATAGAACCATAGTTCAAAGATGTGTTTAACACATATACACCAGATGAATTTCTTACATATGTTCTGAGTGTCCTCAGTTGACTTCTTTCAGAAGGTGAAGACGCAAATGCTTTTAGTATTACATTATTTCCCGAAGAATCAACAAAGGGATCTGTTATTGAGGTTTCTACCCCTTGGTCTATGTCAAGTTCATTCTCCAGATTTATTATTATTCCACCCTGTGGTGTACCGTTGTATGTTCGTATAAACTTAAGACTAATACTACAACTCTGTAACTCTAGATATTTTAAAAGCACATCAGATTCTACACCAGAAAAATTAATATTGTAACTGTTGATAAACGAGTAATTTGTTATCAAATAGTTTCGTAAGTTTGTTAGAATTATTCGTTTCTCAAAAGAAGTCAGATTATTGTTTTTAAATGTTACTCGCACATTATATGGAATAGTTTCCGTATTTGAAGTCACATACTCAGGTAAAACTGTCAATGTACATTTGGTTTTGAGATAAGCCACTAAGTCCAATATATCTGGAGTTTGGACTGCATCTGTTGCAATAAAAACCCTACCATATTTCGGTGGATATATTTCATCACCACCAAATATATTGAAGTTGTCTTTGGTTACATCATAACCTTTGCTTTTCAAGTATTCAGTGGATATTACAAGAAAATCGTCCTTTGTTACCGCTCTATTTTGAGAGGCAAAATACTTTGGTCCGATAAACTTATAGTAATCTAGATTGGGACTGTCAAGTCCTCCACTTGATTCCTCTCCTTCTAGCACTACAACGGTTATGTTTTGACCTGGGGCTATTGTTGTTTTTGTGAATACAACTATATCATTTGCAGCAGAGCCAGAAGAGACTAAGTACGACACCCTTATTTTATATGTGTCGAGTATGGTATTACCAAGAGAATTATCTTTTCCAAATTGTAATTCGAACCCATTATCGAATCTTTCTATAAAGTAAATATTCTGGGAAAGAGTATCTGTGCTACTACCTATATTTGATGTACGAATCCACTCCTTAAAGATGCCATCTCCAGAATCAACTTCAACTATAATCGTGGAAACATCTATTTCTCTGTTTCCCAAGAAATATGTTTGGGTATCATAATTAAATGATCCCGTAATATCTTTTTGTTTTACTAGTTCTTTGCCTTCTACTAAGACGATATTTTGAATAAAATCTTGATCTTCTCCACTTGGAATATATTCTTCCATACTATAGAAGTTGTAGATGACACCGTCATTGTTCTTGCCATAGAACTGATCGTAGCGGGGTAGAATCGAAGCCCCACCAAGGTTGATTCTTACTCTGGCAGAGGTCTTGGTTGGAACTAGAACCCCCAGAGGCTTCAATAGCGATACCACCGACTCTTCCCGTTGTGCGGTATCAAGGAACATCTCATTGGCCAACATGTTCGAATAAAGAGCATAGTAAAGAGTGTTATATGCCAAAAGGCTTACTACACTCTGAATTACAGAACCACGAAAGTTATAGTCTTTTAAAGTTTCTTGACTTTTAAGAAAATTTGTCAGACTTTCTGTTATCTGATCATAGTCTATTTTTCCTAGATTTATTTGATTATTAGCCATTATCGGGTTCTCTGGAGTGTAATTCTTACTTTATCAATGACATTTATCGCAACAATAAGGTATTCTATATTGATATTTAGTTCCTTAGAATTCGTTTCATAAGTTATTTTTTGAATTCTAATTCTTGGTTCATTTTGACTAATACTTGGCCGAATCGAAGATTCAATATAAAATTGAGCCAACTGTGGCTGTTCAAATAGAGAAATATAGACATCTGTCCCAAAAGATAGTTCGAATGGCCTCTCTCCTATACTTGTCAGAATAGTATTCTTGACAGATGCTTGGATGGCACTATGATCTTTCACAATCGACATATCACCCGTGAACGGGTTTGGTGATATAAACATCGGTAAATCTGAATAGATGTTTTTTTGTACGATCATGATATTATTTATTACGGAAGTTTATAACTATTTGGATCTCGGTTGAACGAATCTCTATTTAGGGTGACACTCATATGAGTGGCATTTCCGTAAAATATGTTGGTAATTTCAGTAACCAACCACTTTCCACCGAATCTTTTGTATTTTTTGCCAGTGATACTTTCGTAATCTTCTACTAATACTACGCTTCCAATCTTAATATTATCGTTTCGCGGAATTTCAACCTGAAGACTCTGTGAGAATAAAAGGTTGAATTGACTATTTCTCAACAGAGGGGTTTTGGGTGGAGTAGACCAGAAGGTGGCATATGTTCTATTATATGCCATATAATCCATGAACTTATCTCCTATTTCTGGACAATTGCAACTTCCTGTGTTTGATGGATTTGACCAAACACAACCTAGCCATTCTGAACCAAGATGTTCTTCAATTAATGAACATTCCTTCAATTCCTGTTCCAGTTTGTAGAGTTCAAGGTATGACGGCTCTGGCTCTGTTGGCTTACGGTTCTGTGCTGGGCAGTTGCAATATGGATCGCTCTCTGGGCATCCTTGGCTGGACACCTTGCCGTTTGGATTAATACACTTCAACTTGCTCTTCGAACAAACATTATCCGTTGTTTTACCGAAAACTACAAACTGTGCAGCAAAATTATGATCAAATATATCGCCGTGATTGTGTCGAACTGGGGGTAGGTTGATTCCATATTCCGAATAACCAGACAGATCATATTTCCATACATCTTCTATTATCAGATTTGGACGATACATTATATGATCACCACGCATCCAATAATTCGTGATGTCTTCAAAATATGCCTTTATTCCTGGATTTGTTATCTCAAAGTCTTTGTATGGAGTCAATAGTGGCTGGGAATGATATTCTTCGTAGAAGAATGAAATATCATTATCAGTAAATGTATCAACTAAACTTTGAACATGTGTATTATTTTTTAGTCTCAATCCTCTTGAATATTTGGAATAATTTAAAGGAATACGACTTTCTGGTCTGACGGTATAGTCAGTAGAAAACTTAACATAATTGTTTGGTTGTAATGTATAATCTGTAAAATTATATGTCAAATCACTAGAACCCGACGAAAAGCGTTCATCACTTATTGATTCAAATCTTGGTATGATGATTAAATTATCTGGTATGTGGAAAGACCACCAGTTACGATGAACTTTCAAAACCTTATGAGAATTGTACAAATACGATGATGCATTTTTTGTTTCTTGTAATAAATGATCGTATTTTGCATCATTTGTCGGTGAATTGTTTCTAATTTTAGATATATTGCCTTTATATTTCACATCATCATTGGGTGCATTTGTTCCAGATCCATAATTTTGTACAGATTCATCAATTACACCCTTGTTAGTTACAGAAGTAGCCGTTCCATTTCCTACTGGATTATTTCTACCATATGATGATCCGTAAATATCTTCTATATTTTGAAAGTAATTTTCAATTGGAGTATGCTCTGTGTAGTATGTGTATTTTGTTTCAAACGCTACTTCTGGCCATAAAGCCATTTCCCCACAAGAAAGATTAGAAGACCACCAGTAGTATTTTGCATTTTCAGAGTCATCTGTTATTCTCTTCATTGCGACATCAAAGCCGTATGGGTCCATTCCTATGATAACCACATTCTGCTTTATTGTTTGTCTTCCGTTAGGTCCAGATGTCAACGAAACGATATAGGGCAAGAAATATTCATACCCAGCATTTCTTATGAATCCATTTGGAAAATCCGCCAATGATTCTAGCCCAATAGGAGTGTTGAATTCAACACGAACATAAGAAGATATTTCTTCTCTCTTTATGTTGGGTGGTTTCTTCGTGGTTAAATCTGTCTGGTATAAATTATACCGTTCTTCATACCCCTCAATACCACCGTCAGCATCAAGATTTCTTATTATTGGATTTGAATAACCCAAATCTTCCAAATCTTCCACATGATTACCATCATCAACTTCGACATATGCCGACAACTTAGATTCGTTGAATATATTTTTGGGTCCATACTTAAATCCAACAGAATTATCTGGGTTATTAGATGGTAAAATATCTTCGATCTTTTTAACTTTCTTTGGTTTTGGAAGAGATAAGAAGGAATTTTCTAACTTATTAGTATATGTTTGATCATAATATGGATGATTTCCCGTAATTCCTATATCGGTTGTTATATCATTAAAGAATATATTATACAGATATGAACCAACAGAAGCACCAGTAATTCCGTTATTCCTGGCTAAAATTTCATATCGTGATCCGCGAACACTCTTTCTCGTTACAGATTTAATGTTCATCAACGACAGAGGTGTTTTTTGCACCAATTGATCACTGTTGTCTATCTTTGTTTCTCTTTTAGAAACAAAGAATGCTTTTCTATTGAAATAGTTGTCTTTTGCCAGTTTCCATTTTTCAATAAACTCATCTCGTATATTATCTCGTAAGTGGGTCAATAAAGTGTTTTCTTGTTGTAATAAAACTCTATGTTTTGTTGCATATCGTTTTAATATTTCAAGAGATATGGGATTCAGGCATACGGGACAGAATGCTTCTTGATTTGCTATATCCTGTAATTGTTGTTCATATAAACTACGGTATTGATTATTGTCAATAGAGGTAAATTGCTGGGATTTAGTAAATATTGTATTGTAATGATAATTAGTTATTGGTAATCTGTTGAAACTCTTCTCTGGAAAACATAGATTTGAAAAGTCAAAAGATTCAATATATTGACTTAAGTATTTCGTCAACGAGCAATTAAAAAGCCACGGAGTCAAGTTTGGATTAAAAGACCAAGACGAACTTTCCTCGTTAAATACTAAAGGATAATAACCAAATTGATATACCCCAAAATCAAAGGCATAACATTTTGTTGTGTTTATATTTGATGGATCAACTTGATATGTTTCTGCTGCGTTTGAAGCACTTAATCTACAACCAACGCAGTCAGTATCAACTAGATAAGAATCAAAGAACTCATTTGCTTTTCGGATGTAAAAGTCTACATTTTGTAGGAATTCATCGATCATGGTCAATATTTGATTATTTTTTTCTATGTGTAGATCATATGTCTTTAATCCACCATCAAGAACATATTTCTCATAGTTCTCAAACTCATCCTTGAAATAATAAAATTCGTTGATGCTTTCGTTGAAAGGAGCCTTTGTAAAATCATACGACAGAGTTAGACCTCTGTTTTCATTGACCGAAGAATCATAGTTGTACACATCAGAAAACGATCCCGCAGCCACAACACTATACTGTGATTCCGAATCTGCGAAAATACCAGTAGGACCAAAAAGAACCAAAAAATCTGGATTTTCGTTTGGGTTTTCCACACCTTGCAGTTGTGTGATGTCTATTTGATCTTTAACCCCACCAAGACGATCCGACAAACAACAAACAGAACAACGATACACTTCCCACTTTCTCTTCAAATTTTTAAGATATGCATATTTCTTTCTATTATCTTTTAGTGGTTCTCGTATTTTCTTGTGAATTATATGAAATGTTGTGATGTCTAAATCAGTTAAATCATATTGCGGAACGAATGTGACATCATTCCAACGAGAATCCATTGTTTTGCCTATATGATCCCATTCCTGATAGAATGGAGTATTTAACTTACTCTTGTCGTGATAGCCGTAAATATTATCATCCGTCTTGACACTCTGAATTGGTGTTGAATCTTGTAAAAACACAGAAGTTGATTGTGCGTCTGGTATGATCTTATAAGATTCAACCTTTCTCCATAGATTGTGATCTCTGTGATAATCAAAATCAATCAGTTCCGAAGAATAAGCCAATGATGTATCTACGAAATCTAGATAGAATTCATCATAATTTGGCATTATTCTTTCATAATATGTTTGAAAAACATTTGAATCAGTCAATGTCAAAACATCTGCCTCATTCATCTGGGCTATGTTTTTGACTTTATTCGGAATGCCATCATTATCACTAAATGATAACTTTTCATATTCTGATTCTGCCTGTTCAGAAAGAAGTCTTTCAACCGACTTGAACTTATATCCTTCTCTATCTTTCCAGAAAAAGTAGTTTACGGCATTTGCATTTGCTCTTGAAACTGCATAATTGCAGATATACTGCATCAGTGTGGATAATGATAATTGTCCTTTATTCTTCGCCCAAGGATAACTGATTTCATTTGACTTTATCCATATACCATTAAATGTGGGTTCAATTTCAAAATTCTGAATATTCAGTTTTTTGAATATCTCATTGACCAATCCTTTGATCTCTGAGTTTTCGTCCGCTGCAATATATCCCACAAAGTCATTTCCTGGTGGAAAGAAAGATGCGTCGAATGAAGAAGAAAACACATCGTTGCTGGTAAAGTCTATTCTGATCGTAGTATATTTCTGCAAATCCTCTGTTGTAAGTGCTAGTGGACGGTTTGTTACCTGTGCTACAGCAATAACATTGAACTCTAATTTGACAAACTTTAATGGTTTATCTTCAGATGGAGTTTTTTCTACAAATTCTATTTTTAACTTTTCGAATGAATGAACATTTAAAATTTCAGACCAACTAAATATATCGTTGATGAACAGAGTTCCGCCGATATTTGTGCTGGTTATTGTTTCGGTAAAAGCAACACTTTGAAATGGAGAATATCCTTGTTCCTTCCAAGGAAATACGATAAATTCATTACCGTCCTTGATAATGCTTATCTTAGTCAGAGATGTCGTATAACTATTGTTTAACTCTGGATTTTCCATAATATTCTCATAGATCAATTACTTTGGTTCTTATCGTGTTATCCGACAGAAGTTCTTGAATTGCCTCAAACACAAAGTTCAAGTATTGAGGATTCATTATCTTAATTATTCTGTTTTTATTGTTATCTTCTAAGTATTGGTTAAAAATAGACTTGTAACCAACAGATGACGGATTAGATATAAACGAACTTAATTTAGTATTTCGAACGGTCTTTAAATCGCTCAATGTTCCTGTTGGATATATTCCTATTGCGTTCGATGGAACTTCTAGCAAATCAGTTACATAGTAAGGCGACAAGTAATTATTGTTGCTATTCAAAAATTCTGAAGGAGAGTCAATCGCTTTAGTGATTCTTTTTATTTGAGAAAAACTTCGTGTCTTAGTTGCTCCATTTGCTTCTGTGACTACATTAAAAGACACATCGACATTGGTGTTCCCAGTTCCTCTCTTTATTGCAATATAATCATCGAATGTCAAACCTACATTTTCTGTGACTATTGCATATCTGAAAATACTATTGTATTCCTGAACAACAGCATATTTAGTAACATCGAATGCTGTTATAGTTTCTCCTGAAACAGTACATTTTACTAAAAAATCTCCAGGAAGCATATTTGGAATGTATTCCCAAAAATATAAGGACGAACCTGGATATATTGCATTTGCTGTTTGTTCTATTAAATCTATACTCTGCGGAAATTCATTTCTATTCGTAAAGTTATTACACAATAAAATAAACCAAGACAGAGAGGGGTCATTGTAGAACTTATTAGATATATTTTCCAGACTGTCTCCGTCTACAACATAATAATCAAAGAATACTTTTTTGTTATTGAGCGTTGTTGAAGTAAATGCTATTTTTTTAAATATATCAACCAACTCATAATCTTTTGAGTTTAACAAGTAATTGAATGTGTCAAAATATTTAAAATACATTAAGATACTCTACTTAGTTGAATATTCCGCCATTAGTTATAGTTGCCGATCTTGGTATCAGTCTGTATGAATTACCGTCTCTATACATCGGTTCGTAATCCACAAATAACAACGAAAAACTTGTCATCATTGGTTTTGCGCCAGTTTCTGGATCTTCCACCATGTATGAACTACCAGCCGCTGTTGTGTTGGTTATAACGCTCTGTAGAACACAGAATGATGTTTGACCCATCCAGGAGATGTCTATGTCCCCACCCAGGCCAATACCCATTCCAAACCTCCAGAGTGGTGGTGGGAAGGCTTTGTCTGCGTATAATGCTCCTAAGTTTAGACTGACCGATGCAAATTTTGTAGGCATAGACAGTGCATGAAACATATTTGATATTTTAGCAACTTCTCTAGCCTCTTCTTTTGTCGTAGAAATGAGAGTAAATGTAATATTATACCCTCTCTTTTCTGCGTTAGAGAACATGGAGTTAGTAGAATCCAAGTCTCTTCGACCTGTCAGTTCGTCTCTGGCTATACCGCCTATGGCCGATGCTGCTCCAACTAGTGGTGACGCTAACACACCCACAATCAAATCTGTTATTGCTGAACCAACCTTAGACGCAGCATTGATCGCGCCTGTTACGAAATTAGCGTCATCCACATACTTTATTTTAGACATGAACTGAACTTGTTTCGGTGCAGGAACAATAATATTGGCTATTAAATCGTTCATTCCAGAATACACATTGTCTGGATCTGCCGCAAATTCGTTTGCAATGCTTCCGTTTAATGGGTTTAGTGCGTCTGCGGCTAGATTTTTCCACTCCCTACATGCAAATTTCAAGAACAACCCATTCTCCAAAGGTATATTAGAGTTGACCAATCTAGTAGATGGATACAAAACTCTGGTTGGGGAAGATGTTTCTGTTGGTAATACCGATGCCATACTAAATATATATTATGGCATACAAGAATAAATTCAGTCCTAAAAATCTAAAAAAGTATGTTGGTGATCCCAATAAAATACTTTGTAGGTCTTTATGGGAAAGAAAGTTCTGTAAGTATCTAGATGAGAGTAAACAAGTAATAAGGTGGTCGTTTGAACCGATAAAGATACCATACCTATCCCCAGTAGATGGAAAAATACACAAGTACATACCAGATTTTCTTTTGGAAGTCAGAAAAAATAAAACTGAAGTAGAAGTAATAATGGTCGAAATAAAACCAGAAAAACAAACAAAAGAACCAACCATGGGGAAAAAAAGAAAAAAAACATATGTCACCGAAGCACTGACATATGAGGTAAATAAAGAAAAATGGATATCGGCCAAGAAATTCTGTGACGAAAACGGAATGAAATTCAGAATTCTAACAGAAAAGGACTTATTTTAATGCCTCTCAGAATAGATGATTACCGAAAATATATTCTTCAGAGAAAATTTACTCAAAATCCATCATTTTATTCCATGGAAATACCTGGTGGCGGCATAGAAAATGATAGATTTTTTACTTGTTACCCAGACAATATCTTAATTCCAGGAAGAAATTTTCTTACTACACCATTTTCATATAACGGTCCAGAATTTTCGATTCCGATACGAAGAGAATATAATGATTTTACGGCTAACTTTATAGTGTACCAAGATTGGAAAGAAAGACAATTTTTTGAAAACTGGATGGACTCTATTCTTCCATATAACAGAACAGACGGAGACGGTAGATCACTGGTTGCTGATGTCATACCACAAAATTTACAAAGTAAATTCAGAAATATAACAGTCAAGTTTTCGACCAGAAATCCAAAAAGTGGAGAAAACAGTGTAAATTTTAGATTTGAATTTATAGATGCATATCCTTCATTAATCACTCCAACTGCATTTTCTTCCGATAACTCTGGTTATACTTTATTTACAGTTAATTTCTCATATCGTTTTTACAATACTTACTCAAAAACAGTTGATATTCCAACGGAAAGTTTCTAATCATGTTTACACAATTAATCACTCAATCGCTACCTAAATTCTCCACTCTAAGAGCAAATAAAAAAACCACTGTTTGGTTCAGACCAATACTGGTAAAGGAAGAAAAAAAGTTACTAGCGGCACAAGAACTGGGAACAAAAAAAGAAATTGTAAAAGCATTGGAAGAAGTTATAGATGCTTGCTTTGAAGATATTGTAGCATCAAAACTTCCAACTTTTGAATTTGATTATCTATTCATTCAACTTAGATCTAAATCGATGGCTGAAACTATTTCAGCGAAACTGGTATGTCCAGAAACACAAGAAAGAGTCAATCTAAATATCGACTTGCCAAAAATTCAAATAAAAGGAATGGAAAACTTTAATCCAACCGTTAAAATTTCAAATAATCTAGCATTTACTTTTCATCTTCCAACATATAACGACACACTATCTATTAACGATATTAGTAGTGTAGATGATGTTGTTGAGTTGGCCGTGAATTGCATAGACTCAATAACAACACCAGATGAGGTTTATACAATAACAGATACGAATAAAAATGATGTTCGTGAGATGTTTATGAACTTAACAACTGAACAATTTAAAAAGATAGTAGAATTTTTTGATAAAGTACCAAAATATGAGTTGGTGTATGAATATACAACATCAGATGGAGTCGATAGAAAGGTTTTAATTTCAGGGATAGAAGATTTTTTCACATTAGCCTCAGTCACATAAGTCTATTAGATTATTTTAGTCTCAATTTTCAGTTAATACAGCATCATAAGTATAGTCTACATGATATAGAACATATGATGCCGTGGGAAAGAGACATATATGTGGATCA